TTATTATACATTATTACTAATTATATTAATCTTATTATTATGTAGATATGTATGTTCTTTTACAGATAAATCTTATCAAATAAGTAGTGAAATGAGTAATACTGATATTATAAATTTAAGAAAAGGACAACATATAATGAAAGATATGTTAAAAGAATTCCATAATTTATGTATATGCAATAATATCAAATATTGGTCACAAGCAGGTACATTAATAGGTGCTGTAAGACATAATGGTTGGATACCATGGGATGGAGATGTAGACGTAAGTATGCTTACGGATGATTATAAAAAATTAAAAAATATTATACATATATTACCAAACGATATCATATTTAGTGAACCTAAAGATAAACCATGTGCAAAAATTAGAACAACTAAAGCAATATATGAACCTTCTAGCTACTCACAAAAAGATGATTGGAACATGGGAATACAAATTGATATATTTTTATATGATATTGAACCACTCACCAATAATAAATTTATAATTGGTGAGTGGCCGGTATGTGGAACACCGGGAAAAAACATAGTTCCATATGAAGATATTTTTCCACTAAAAAAAAAAAAATTTGATGATATTTATATATATGTACCAAATAAATATAAAAAAATATGTAAAGAAACATGGGGTGATTATCCTCCGCCATTAATACCAATTGATGAAAGAGTATGTCATGAAGGTCGTGTAAAAATATTATAATAATTAAATAAAATGTTTTTCAGCAAAAATAGAAAGATTTAAAAAAAACATGAATTATGGTTTGTTTAAATTTAAAAGTCAATCTATAATTACTTTAAAACATTATATTTAACAACATTATAAAGTTTTCTACCAGAGACTTTTTCCATATAATCCAATCTTGTATTTATATTACTTGTCACCTATTCTTGAGGCAACGTATGAGAATGATGACCAACCACCCCATTTTCCATTACCAGGTATACTTTGTAGGAAAATGTCCATCATTATAAAACTTGAATTTACTTTTAAATTGATTTTTTATTCATTATACACAATAAAAAACAAGTATCATTTCAATTAAAAATTGATTTTTTTATTTCCTGTCAAAAGATAGGATAGATAATAATGCCTTCCCTTATCGATAATTATTTAACTGATCACGATCTTTGGCCCAAATTGGGAAAACGATGGGATTTTAATGTAAAAACATTATTTTCAGGATACCAATTAAATGACGTTAATATTATGGATATTCAATTATTCGGCATATTAAAAAAAGATCTTGATTATGATAGGATGAAAATTCACGTAACTGTTGATTATCGATATGGTAATGCATATCCAGATACTTTTACAAAATTCATCGTTGGATTAGAAAAGGCAATGACTTATGTTCTCCAATTAGAACAAAATGTTTTTTCATGTTCAGAATGTTCTCGAATTTATGAAAAATGTCAGAAGGACATGACGATGTGCAAAGATTGCACTTTTTTTAAGATTCGACATGAATTAAACAATAAAAACGATTACGAAATATGTTCTATCTGTCAAGAAGATGCCTACCGATTTCAATTAGAATGTGGGCACCATTTTCATATGGGATGTCTTTCTAAATTAAATCCATCACAACTAAAATGTCCAAACTGTCGACATCCTATTTCAAAACAGTTTATTCGCCGATATTTTAACATTTCTTCCAATTCTGATTCATGTAGTAGTTATTCCTCTATTGAAGATTACGATGAAATTGAAACAGAATCACTTTTTTAATCAAACAGCAATAGTCTTTTCAAGTCGTTGATAAAATATTTCCAAAAAATTTTGTTTTGTATCTTCTCCTTTTGCAATATTATCCAGTCCCATCTCCATTTCTTTTGTTACACCATAATTAAAAAAATCGTTAAAATTATCATAAAGATATACCGCAACTTGTTCTCCTAGAGGAGATAATATAATTTTTTGTGATTCATACTGCAGTAGTTTTTCTTTTGTTTTTTGTAATTTATTTAATACACAATCTATAATAATTGTATGTAATGCCTGATTTGATTCTTGTGATATATCATCAATTTCTACATATTTTTTGGACTCTATTTTGGAAACAAAAGATGCAAATGTGGACGGACGACCAATTCCTTTTTTCTCGAGTTCGGCAATGACCTGGGCTTCATTTAAAAATGGTATATATTCTTTTAATTTTTCCATAGCTTGTATTTTTTCAAAACGTGGTGTTTTTGGGATAGAATTTTTACTTTCATCCTCATGAACTTTATCTAATATAGTAAATCCCCTCATTTGATAAGTATACAGAATATTTTGAAATAGATGATTCGTTTTCGGAGAAGAAATTGTTATTACTTTTTCTTCTAAAGTTGCCTTTTCCATACAACTTTGTAAGGTTATTTTATGTATAAAACTGTATAATTTATTTTGAGGTAGGATAGTATTTATATTTGTGGGATGAATACACTCATGTGCAAATTTAGAACTGTTTGTGAAACAAAGATTTGATTTAATATAAGAATCACCATAATGTTTTCCTATGTATTCCTTTACTTTTGTTTGGAAGATAGGATTAGACTGTGTTGATTCGGTGCGATGGTAAGTAATTAATCCGTTTTCATATAAATCTTGTGCTTGGCTCATCGTAAATGACGGGGACCACTTCCAATACGTTGAACAAAATTGTTGTAATTTGCTAGTAGTCAAACCTTTTGGGGGATACCGATACGTAATCTGTGTTTTAAAGGGTTTTACAAATTCATGTTCAAAACCTATGTTACTTTTCAAAAAATTCGTTACATCCTTTTCATTTTCAAAGGTTTGATTCAGTGTAAACAAATGTTTTCCGATAGCACCAAAAACTTTGTAAAAGGTGTTTTCACTGGCTTGTTCTCTTTTTTTTTTATTATCCATTATTAGTTTTAATGTGGGAGTTTGACAGCGTCCAGCAGATAACCATTTTTTGGAAAAAACAGAAGACAGTTTCGAGCTAAAAGTAAATCCGATCGATCGATCAATTATTTGACGTGTAAATTGTGCTTCCACTAAGTTCATATCAATTCGATCTGGATTATGATATGCTTTTGATAATGCTGGTAAAGTAATTTCGTTGAAGCGTAATCGTTTCGTAACATTAATTTTTAGTTTGAACCATTTACATAAATGCCAGGCAATCGATTCACCCTCCCGATCATTGTCTGTTGCAACCCAAATTTCTATTGGCGTTGTTTTGTTTTTTAAAATTTTTGAAATAGTATGTAAATATTTTTTTTTCGATGCGATTGGTGAAAAAGTAATATGAAATGTTTTTCTGCAAATGTCTGAAATTTCTCGGAAATGTCCACAACAAGCATAAACTAAAAATGTTTCATTGATGTCAATTTTTTCCAATAGATATTTTATTTTTTTACATTTATTTGGTGATTCGACTATAAAAAGTTTCGTCATATAATAGCTTTACTATTTACATCTAAATATTAAAGTTCTTTTTTTTTTCGAAATCATGTCAAATACCAAACTTCTTGCATTTTGTGGGTTTTTTCTAAACAAATTAAAGATATGTTTCAATTTCTGGAATGGATTATATTATTTTTTTTTTTTAACAAAATTAATGGATTGAAAATATTGTAATACTATTTTTGCTCTATGTATTTTTTTCCATGAAAAAAACAAATAATGACAGTTTACAAAACCCCAATATACCAGATGGTGAAAACTTGATTTTTAAATCTAATGTTATTATTATATACTTTGTGAATTTAAGACCCAAGATGTGGTCGCATATTGTAATTGAACAATTGAATGATCTAAAATCAACTGAACTGTATGAAATTTCTACGAAAATTTATGTTAGTGTTATTTCATCACGAAAGCAGGACTATGAAAAATTCTCCGAGTTAATAAAAAAAAATTATTCAAAAATAGAAATCATAAATCATTTCACTGAAAATTTGTACGAGTATCCGGGAATAAAAGCCTTGTATGACGTGGCAAATTCTGTTGATGATGAAACTTTATTATTATACTTTCATTCAAAAGGAATGTTTAATGATGCACCTCGTCACAGGAAAAAATTATTCGATATAAACATTCGCAACTATAGTAAATATATTTACGAATTTGAAAAAAATTCAAAATTAGATGTGGCTGGGTGTTCTCCAGGTAAAAATGGTTTTGTATATTACAATTTTTTTTGGGTCAAGTCATCGTATATTAAAAATCATGTCAAAGAACCACAAATCACTGATAATCGTTTTTATTGGGAAGTGTGGTTGGCTGATCAAAAGAAAACAAAAAAGGTGATTACTTTTAGTCCGTTTTTGGGTTATAATCCGGAAAAGGGGCCTCATGATGGTATTGACATATTTGACTTTTCCTAAATAGTTTGTTTTTATTTATAAAGTTGTTGACAGAACAGATTTCTTTTTTTTTTTAAATTCTTTGACTTTTTTGTATTTTTTCCGTAGTGAATAAATTTTCCATTTACGACAGATGGTAATTTATTATAATTGGTTTTAAAAAAATAGTCAAATAATAAATCATCAAGATCACCTTTTTCTTTTTTACATGTTTCAATGAGTGGCTTTTGAAGATAAAAATCACGCATAATATTTTTACATAATTTTTTACTTGTTAACATGATATCATCATGAACGACATTTCTAGTCAAAGAATTGGTATGATAACCTTTTTCATCACATAGACAGTGTGTTGTGCCATATATTGATTCAATATCAAGATCATAACGTTCAAGAATTTTCAAAAGGAATAATTCGGTAAATAAAGTTTCATTATCTAAGAATAATATAGCCTCCGTTTCAATTTTATTTATAAACTTTGTAAATTTAAATAATTTTTGTTCTTCCGAAAAATCCTCAATAGATAAAATTTTTGGATCTTGATAATTTTTAGAAAGGTTCTTTGTAAAATGAATAATAATTATTTGTGCAACATTTCTATACTTTTTTAATGTGTTAAGGATAAAGCCTAGTTTTTGAGAAGGTTTATTATTGAAAATGACGATGGTAATTTCTGTTTCGCTATAATACTTTTTGTTGAAAAAATTATAGACAATGTAAATAGTCAAGAGCAATAAAATACAAAGAGTTCCAGTAATTAATGTTAGTTGATCCATTTTTATAATAAAAAATATTAAAATACGGGATTAAAATTCCAACCAAGTATTTCGAATAATTTTTGACAAACGACATCATGATAATACTTTCTATCATTTGTCTTCAAAAATTGAAAGTCCTCTTTTTTACAGTTATACTTGTATTTTCTCAATAACTGATATAATACGTATTGATTATTGATAAAATTTTTTCGATCTGTTTTAAACGTTTGATCGTAACACTCGAGCAAATCATCAAAATCATTCAATAAATTATTTTCAAAATGAGTAATGTCAGGTATTTCGTGGCCGGTTATTTTATTATAAATGTAAACAATATCCTCGTAATGTTTGGAATATCCCAAATCTTTTAAAATCATTTGAATGTGCTCGCGTTTGACTTTTTGAAAAGCTTTTGATTTTTCAATTTCAGCATGGTTTTCTGGAATAAGATCATAACTTCTCAATTGATCAATAACATCTGAAAATAATTTACTAGGAATATTTACGTTTTGCTTTCCTTGAAATCGTTTAATACATTCACGGAAATGGGTTTTACGGTCGTAAGTATATTTACTTCCAATGTTTATGCGTTCAATATCTCGAAATGAAATAAGGTTGTCGTTATTAATTGATACGACCATACCACACGAGGAACATACAGAGTGATTGTCTGCCATGACGAATTTTTCATTGGATACCCCGCATCTGGAGCACTCTCGAATAAGATTTATTTTAATCTTTTTTCGTTTTTGAAAAGAATCATTTTCAATCTTCCAATAATTACTATATGTCTGTGGAAAGTAATATTCCACAGTATTTATATATTTATTAATGATGGAATGTAATTTTTTTTTATTTTCGGTCATTGTGGAATCATTCAAATTTCTGAAAAATGACACTTTTTGTAGAGCGTTTTTACATTGAATAAAATCCTCAATGATAGGAACCACAGCGACCACGTAAAAATTAAAATTTTCTGCTTTTGCTTTTTTATTTTCAATGAATTTTGCTTTTACATCCGACAGAACATCTTCTGAAGTATTGTGTTGAGAAATTTGTTGATACAATTCTTTCCATTTCTGGATGGACTCTTCCGAAGACATATCTGGTAATGAACACAAGTCTTCGGAATATTCTCGAACAATATTTTCATGGATGGATAAAATATCTATGGTGTTCATTTTCTTTAAATCTGTATAATCTTTAAACAAAAAAAAAAATTGTATTTTTTTTTTTTCTCTACTATGATAAATAAAAAAAAATGACAATCGTCGCATCTAACTTAACATCCGGTTTCATCGATTTAGCTACTTACGATGAATTGGAGAAATACATGTACGGTGGCCGTGATGCCACAGCTTACTTTGTTCGCGCTACAAGAAAATCAACATGGTTTACTCAAGTACCAGTAGTATTAAGCAGAGCCAGTGGAACACCTGGTTTTTCTCAAGACTGGTCTGTCAGCATTAGTCGGGCTGGCGACTACTTACTATATACCTGGTTAAGAATTGTCCTACCTCCAATCGTTGCTGTTCCAGCAGTTGATTCTATTCGTGATGGACGCGAAGTTACCGTTGACACCTATGTCTCGTGGACCCCTAATTTGATGCATAATCTTATCCGAGAAGCGGCAATTACATTTAATGATCTTGTTGCTGCTCGATTTGATAATTGGCATTTAGATTTCTGGACTGCATTTACTACACCAGCAGGAAAGCAAGTCGGTTATCTAAATATGATTGGTATGACTGATGACCTCATCACCCCATCCAAAACTCTCCCTGCAAAAACATTAAATCTTCCGTTACCATTTTTCTATAGTCGAGATTCTGGTGTGGCCCTTCCCACAGCAGCTCTTCCTTATAACGACATGCGTCTTCAATTTTCTTTCCGAACTTATACCGAACTTATTGTGGCCTATGATTTAATCACTTATAAAGATACTAATGAATCCCTTGTAATTTCTAGGGTTCCAGTCGTGTCTGATTTCGGTGCTGCTTTCCCTGAAATTACCTCTGTACAAGTATGGGGAAATTACGCGCTCGTATCCAACGACGAGAGAAAACGTATGGCATGTGCTCCAAGAGACATCTTGATAGAACAGGTGCAAACAGCGCCAATCCAAAGTTATAATCCTTTCCAAAATCCAAATCAATCCTATGACATTCGGTTCAGTCATGCAATCAAAGTTTTATTCTTTGCGGTCCAGAACGTAACGGTTCCATCATCCTGGTCGAATTACACAACTCTTGAATCGAGAGTAAGTCTAAAAGAAACAGGTGACGGAAAACTAACCGTTCAAGATTTCTTCCCAGGGTCCGACCCCGTGGGTGAGACAAGCCTCATTTATGAAAATACTCAACGGCTAGCTCAAATGGGCAGTGACTATTTCTCACTCGTCCAACCTTACTTCGCTGCACCTGTTATTCCAGTCCAATGTGGTTACCATTCTTACTCTTATTCGCTCGATTTTATGTGTTTGGACCCACTTGGATCTACTAATTATGGTAAACTTACTAATGTAAGTATCATTCCAACTGCTTCCGTTGAAGCTCGTTTCGTCGCAGAACCTAAAAATCTGGTCAATGCTGCTCTTGGGGATGACAGCATCACTCAACGTGCACAAATTTTCAGATTTGTCGTTACTGCTGTTAATAATAATATTATTCGAATTTCTGGTGGAGCTCTTGGTTTCCCTGTATTATAAGTATCAGATGTTACATGTTGCTTTGCCCGAGTTGGTCCAATGGGTAAGGTTAAGGTCCTTATGAGGAAATTCGGTTATTTTAATTTTGTCGGTAAAATTAAAAACACAACCAAAATAATATTGTTTCATACAAACTTTTCCTACGTAAATTACAAAACTATATAAATTATTTGATAATTTTCTTTTTCTTTCTTGGAATATATATGTTTTCATTTTCTTTCAAAATAATTTCACGATTCATCTCACCACATTTACTTTTTTCATAGATCTCTTTTACTTTACACTTGGTTTCTTCACATTTATTTGGAAATTTTTTTAATGATTGTATGGATGTGCTTTTTATGGATTCCTTGAACTTTTCCATATTTTTATTTGTTTCCTCAAGTTTTGAATATGAAATTGAGTCAGGGGTTACATATTGATTATGTTCAGTATACAAATTTTGATAAGTTATATAAGAACTTGTTTGTGCCCAGGTGCATATGCTACCGAACATTCTAGGGAAGGCACTCATGGTGGAAATTAAATCTAAAATTTTTACTTTACTTCCAATCGGATGCGAATCAAGTCTGACGACTCTCGCTTTCACTTGTTCAGCTTTTGAAACATTACTTGTTGCCTCCAATAAGATCATAGTATCTACTCCCTTTATTGAAATACCTTCATCATAGTTTTCATCTAAAATAAGAATATTTGTTTGATTCGAATAAAAATTTTTGAAAATACTAGCAAAATTTTTAGGAGAGCATTCATTTTGGAGTAATAGATTTTTTATTTTCTTATGATTTAAATACGCAGAAAGTGTTTTTACTGACAGAGAGTTTTCGGAATATATGACAACTTTCTCGTTTGGAAAACCAGTAAGATACTGTTCAATAAAAATATATTTTCCTGGAATATCGTCAAAAACAATTTTTGGTTTTAAAAAGCATGAATATTTCTTAGTATCATAGTATAATATGTCATTACAAATACATACACTTAGTTCTGTATTTTCTTTATTAGTAAATTTACAACTGCTACCAATGAACTTACCGTACTTTAAAAACAAATTTCTATCTGATTGATCAAATGTCTTTAATTCACATTCTTCATAAGTCTTGAATATATCCAAACTTATATAATCATCGTAATTCATTCTCAAAACAGTATATCGTAAAAGAGTTAATATTTGAGAAAAAGTTAAACTAATAGGAACTTTTTTATTGATTACAGTTGGAAATTCTTGGTCTTTTTGTTTAAAATTTGGTTTGTAGTATGATATATAGGTTCCGATGTCTCCGTTAAGCTTTTTGAAATCAGGCTCTGTATAATTTTCTCTTTGTGATAATTCAGACTTATCACGAAACATAAATAATAACAATTTCACTATGCCATTACAGATAATAAACATTACGAGTGGAATGAATAAGTTATTTGTTACCATATTAGTCATACTTAATGTAAAAAATTTTTCCAAATCACTACTTTCATTATAGGGGTTGCTAAACAGTTTCGTAAATTGACCTATTATATCATAAAATAACGCTTCTCTGAATACTTTCAGTATATTTAAAAATTTAGTATTTGTGGTAATATTTTCTAATATATAAATTAAACCTTTTATTAAATATTTTGAGGTATTCAAACTCAAACTTACTGTGCTTGTTAAAATAGAATTAAAAATTCGAAAAGACTTTGAAAAAAGAATTTTTCTCAAGAATCCTCTCGTGAAAAAATCTTCTCCAAGGTTGTCTGCAACCACAATAGCCCCACTGCCGATTATACTAGGATAGTATAATAAATTACTGATCTTCGATGTTATATTCTGAAATGCCAATACATTATATGCTAAATAACCTACTATAATAGATTTTCCACGTTTTACTTTGTAATACTTTTTTTCAAATGCTGCAACATCTATGGGCATAAAATTCTTACCGCGAGCTATATTCATTATAAAACCTAGGTTACTCACGTCGGTATAAATAGGTGTAGCAGATAATAAAATCCTTTTCCTAAACTGTTGTAATGATTTCATTGGAATTTTTTGTATATAATTCACTAAATTATGTGCTTCATCTAAAATCAAGGTAGTTCGTAATACTTCTGATTTAGGAAACGTTTTTAAAAAATCATCAGTTTGTTCATAAGAAATAACGCCAACATTTTTAGGTAATGTGCTTTGGTATTTTTCTATGTAATCTCCTTTCCATTGAGAAATCAATGAATTTGGACATACTATTAAAAATTGAAGTCCTAAATTTTGAACTATTCCTAAAGCCGCAAGAGTTTTCCCTGTTCCCATATAATGATATAAAAATATTCCATCTTGATTGACGCAATATTCTGTCATGAACTCTATAACTTTTTTTTGCCATGGTTTATAAAGTTTTCCTGTTCCCTCCTTTTTCAATATTTGTTGTTTATTATTCTTTACCATTTTTAATATTAAAAAAAAAAATAATTATTAATTGAATTTAATTGTTGTTACTTTTCATACTTTGCAATTCGTAAAACTCTTTCATAACTGTTTATTGTAATTCCTTCACTATCTCCTTGGTTTTTTCATAGATATTTTTTTACGAAATTTATCAAAATTAGTGGTCTTTTTTCTAGGTTTTTTCTTCCTAGATGACTCAATTATTTTTTTCCTTGAATGTAGTGCTGTTCTATGCACGTCATCAACCACAAATGAACATTGTCTCATATAGGTTTCAATTATCTTGTTCGCGGTCTGCCCTTGACGACAGCAAATCTGGAATTCATTTTCACGCCAACTCTCTATAGGTGTTTCAAAATTTGAATGTTTGTATATAAAAAATACTTTTTCAAATGGCTCATCCATCGTTGATGCTGCAAATTCTACATTTTTGTTATGGTAAAGAAAAATCCAACATTTATGTTGATGACAGAAAGATTTCAACCATTGGAATAACAAATAAGATATGCTGTCATTATTATTTTCTGGAATACGAAAATGTTTCAAATGTTGTAAAAGAGCCTCTTCATCGGCAGTTTCCGCGGATGTTGGTAAAATAGATGACATTTTTTCTAAAGAACTTAATGTTTTATTGTAAATTTCATTTAATTTTTTTTGTTCTTTGGTGGGATACATCATTTTGAGATGAGGATACTTTAGACGTAGGTCGTTCATATTTAACATAAGAGGCTGTAAAGCAGGTGGTATTTTTTGTGGCTGCAAATTATGAAAGTAATGATACACTTTTTCACCTTGTTCGTAAAAACTTACAAAAAATATTTGTTTTGGTGTATAATTATAAAATGACTTTGGTGGTAGAATCCACCTTTCTTCATTATCATTCATTTCTTCATGAAAAAATATCCATATTTTGTTCATTTCTGCAAAAGCACCAACATCTCTTAAATTAATTCCATCTACACCTTTTGTAAAACGTTTCTCCATTTTTTCCATTCCTTCATTGTTTAAAGAATTTGTATTTTTATAGAATGTTTTTATCTTATCTAAAATCATTTTACATTTTTCTTCATTCGTTAAAGATGAATTGTTTATTCCGCTTATTCGAATCTTTGCGGAATTTTCAATTATAAATAAAAGAGATTCTATAACATTATCGTTAACTTCAACCGTGCACCAATTAGATTTTTGTATCGGAGTCTTACAAAATGTTTCTACTACGGTATCGTATAGCTTTTCCGTTTTATTATCGATAGATTTCACTTTATCAGTTTCAATTTTTTTGGATTTGACACAATTACCAGTTTTGTAATTAATTTCTTTACCATCTGGACAGTTCTCTATTTCATCATTCTTATATGGCACCAGTAGTGTTTTACCACTATCTAAAAAAAATTTTACTTTACCATGAAGCTTTCCATTTTTCCATGTTCCCTCCATAGAAGGCGTTCCATCCGGTTTGAGGTACTTTCCTTTACCATCATGAATTCCATGTTTTGTTTTACCAACATAGTGTGCGTTTCCGTTTAAGAAAAATGTCCCATGTCCATTAGGCTTAAAATTTTGTAAGCCCCCTTTATAATATAAATCTCCCGCAACACGAATGATGCCTTCCTTTTTTTTTCCAATCATCTCTACCGTAATATTTCCTTTTTCATATAATCCTGTCGATTGGTTTTTTACGTAGTCGTCTGTATTTTTTTTCTGTTTTACTCTTTTTACTTTTATACAATTCCCCGTCTTTAAATTTCGTATTGTTCCACTTGGACATGGAATTTCTCGATCGTTCTCATATTTTGTAATTCTTTCCAGTTCCCCGTTCGCATCGTAAATCATAAACTTTCCATTTTTCTGGTCATCTTTCCAACTTCCTTCCATAAAAATAGACTCATTCGGATAAAATTCTTTCCCCTTCCCGTGTTTTTTTCCATTTTTAAATTTTCCTTCAAACGAAACTTTAGATAAAGTCAATAATTTTCCCTCTCCATGAGGTGTATACTTTTTTAATTGGCCCTCGTAAATTAAATCTCCATCTTTAAAATATTTACCAACTCGGTTGTCAGAATCTGTAAATTGAATAGTTTGATTATTATACTCGTAATTTCCTGTAAATTCATTTAGTTTGAAAAGATCTTTCTCTTTGGTCATTTATTATGATTAAATTAAAATATGTCAATTATTTTTATCCGTATTTTTTAAGAATTTGAAACTATCATTTAGAAATTTTATCAAACGGTCTAATAATAATACATGCTCCAATTGAATTTAAATAACCGTTCAGTCAAAATGAAACGATAAGAAAAGATTACTAATTATCATGTTTTAATAATCTTCTTTTCAAAAAAATAATAAGCTTGATAAAAAGGATAACTTTTAATTTAATATAACTATTAATAAAAATGACTCAAAATACAAATGACCAATCATCATCACAACAACAAGATGAATCTACACATAGAGAAATAACAAATAATACAGCAGGATCACCACAATCAGAAGCGCAAAGAGAAACTGCTGAAATGAGAGAGCGAATACGAAGACGTTTAATTACTTTAGATGAGGTAATAAATACTTTACAAAATATGATAGATAGATTATCAAATTTATTGAAAAACAGTTCAGAACAGTCCAAAAGTCTATATCAAAAGTAGACTACTCATTATATTTTTTCAAATTTGTTTTTTTTTTTAAATTATTTCATATAAAGTTTACGTACCAATCTTTTTTGAAAGATTTAAACATTCTCCAATCAATTTGAAAGTTGCTCCAACTACAAGATTGTAGTAAACTTTTGAATTCAGGACTCTCTAATGCTTTTTTGATTGCCTTTGCTTCGTTAAGATTTGACACGGATATAGCCATGGCATGTTGGGTCATTCCATATTCACCACGCATATCAATGATTGGATTATATATACTCGAATCACCAAAGATTACTTTAGGTTGACCATAATGTCCTAAATCGTTCCGACTTGAATACATGATTCTTGTTCCTTTTTTTGGCGTGCCATGAATAACAGGATACTTATTGGTTGATGTTTTTTTCGATACAACATACTTTTTATCCGAACCATAGTTGGTTCTATTGTATATTAATGGAATTTTACTTTCGTTCTTCTTTGCAAATAATGGTTTGATTTGTTGAAAATTTGAATTTGGTAACCATGGCCATCGTTTTAAATTGATTTGAGAACGAAAACCTTTTTCATCGACAGTAACGGTTTCGCGATACGGTAATGTTTTTTCTAATAAAACGATATCATATCGTGTCCCACAATTAAATGCTTTCTGTCCAGCTTTTGTATCATGAATTTCCAAATATAATAATTGATAATCTTTTGTATAAAGATGATAAAACTCATCTGTAAATTTGGAATGTAAGCTTTTGGGTTTCCTCCATCCTGCAGGGTGCACAACTAATAAATATCCTTTTGGTTCTAACAATTTTTCAACACAATGTAAAATAATTTTGTCCCACAAAGCATCACCTCCTCCCTTTTTTCCACCATTGTTTTGTTTTTTATGAAATGGTGGATTTGTTGTAATCAAGTCAAAACGATTGGGATAAAGTATGGTTAGAACATTTCCAACAAAAGAATTGAATCGTAATCCAGTCACTTTTTTTCCTACAATTTGATTACAAAAAAATTGCAATAAAAATTCCGTTACTTTAACATTGTAACGCACTAGATCAGAAAAAAACAAGCAATTCTCAACAATCCATCGCACACGTTCTTCGTTATCTGGTATCTTTCCGTATAATATATCATTGAATATCATAAAACAACATAATATAAATACCCCATACCCACAACAAGGATCTAAAACACGTTTATTTTTATTTTTCCAGAATTTTATTGGAATATTCTGCATCATTCCTTTTACCATGTAAATAGGGGTCATTACGTGGGCTCGATCATCCTTTTCTTTCGTAGGCACATTGAATAATTCCATTATATGTCGAACATTATCAAGAGTTGGTTCAACAGAATTAAATTTCAATTTATACTTTTCAATATCCGAACTATTATTTGACAAAAGTTGTTCTGTCATATTCTCAAATAAAGAATCTTCTTTATTACAATACTTTTTAATTTTTTCCCTGTCGAAATAAATTGAATACAAATCAGCTAAATTGATGTTCGTTTCTGAAGAATGAGTCAATAATATATCATCAGTATCTGTTATAAAAGAATGAAAACCAAGTCTTTCTGATATTCGATCAATCGTTATATCCACCTGTTCTTTTTCTGACTTATTTTTAAAATATTTGTCTTCCTTTAAACATTTATAAATGGAGATATCGTATTTATCCGATTGTTCTTGCAAATCGGAACTATCAGTTGTAGAATTTTCTCCGTCACTTAGAAATGCTTCTACATCGGTGTCAGAACCATCATCACTTGGAATATGAACATTATTTAAAATTTGTTTCGAATGCCGCTCTAAATGCATCTCCTCTATAGAACTTGGCAGACGATGAATGTTATACTTTCGATTCATACCAAAAAAAGATTCCAGTAATCCATGGAAAGTAAAATTAAAAAAATTAGTAATCATGCTAATCATTCGATTTGAAAATATAAAATGCTTTAAAAGTATATTATGTAAAAAATATATTTTTTTAAAAAAGAAGAAGTATATAATATTATTCTTTACTAATCTTGATATTATTTATATTTTACTAAAAAAATTCAATTTTCGTTATCGCGATGGAGATTTTCTTACGATGCCAAAAATATTATCCAGAAAATCCCCGCTTACTGTTTTCTTTTTTTTGACTCGGACACCAGGAGCTGTCTTTTTTTTGGTTTCTGTCCGTATCAACTTTTTTTTGACTCGACTTGTGGTGGATATGACGACTGGACTAGAAACGACTTTTTTAGCTACTTTCTTTGGTAATGTGCGTAAATGTCTTTGAATCTTACTTAACAAAGTATCCTTACGATTCGATGTTAAGAAACGTCTCTTGGTTATCTTTTTTGGATCGGGCTCCATCATGTTGTTTCTTTTCGCGTAACGTTTGAGCTCTGTCAAAGTCATTTTCCCTAAATCTGGTTGAATCGATGAATTTACTCCAACCGATTTTGATATTCTTTTCCTCCTCTGTTCCGTTAACGGCACCATATGCCTACTACTAGTAACATTTGGTTGTTCATGTTGCTGGGTGGATAATTCGGAACAATCATTATGCTCAATCGATAAATGTTTTAAATTATTTTCTACATTATCGAGTAGGATTTGTTTTTTCAGTGAATATGCTCTCATTGTCTCATCAATACTATTTTTTGGATCAATGTCAAAACAGTTGTCTTTTATATTCCCTTCTCTCATTGATAGTAAGGTAGTCCTTAATTTTCCAAGATATTCTTCACTATCATCGTATGGTTTTGTGTGATACAATTGTAAAACAGTAACTTTCTGTCGTTTGGGTGGACGGTTTTCATGGCTTTTAAATCGAATGGCTCTTGCAATCACCTGTTCAATGGAACTCTCATTCCAATTTGGTTCCATAATAACCACAATATCAGTGCCTTTTAAATCCAAACCTTCTCCAGCGGCCTTGGTTAAAAATAATATTTTTATAGTTCCTTTGTTGTACAAACGTACCAGTCTCTGTCGCTCTGACATTTTTGTATCTCCACTGATGGTAGCATAAGCAATATTATCCCGATCACTTGGAGGCATATTATCGCGGATCAGCTCAATACCGTGACCTTTAAAAGCAGAGTAAATTATTATTTTGTACTTGTTTTCTTTTGTTTTTTTCCTATTTTTTGCTTGCAATTTTAATATTAAATTTTTGATAAATTCTAGTTTTCGATTATGTTCAAATCGATTATCTAAATTTTGAGTTGCTCTTCGAATGGCAGTTGCAAATTTTTTAAGTCTGTTTGTATCATCTGTGTGAAATACTCGTAAGGATATTCTCCTTTCTGTGCCACCATAATCCTCTTTATATATTTCATCTACAATTTCGTCATACTGTCTTTTATACTCAGGGGACATTTCAATGTATCTCGGTGCATCAACTCGTAAAGGGAAATGCTTGTCATCTTTTTCATAGTCATGGAAACTAACACGACAACGTAAATCATCCGTTTTCAGAAAAGTCATGATATTCTGTAAATCTTTTGGTGAATTATAAACTGGAGTGCCAGTCAGCAGCAAAACTTTATGTGCTTTTTGTAAACATGGTTTAATATGATGAACATTTACACCTGATATTATTTTCCCTTTACTCATTTTAACAAGAGTCCTGTAATTGTGAACCTCGTCAATGATAACCATACTGTTTTCACAATTTATTTTACCCTCTTTAAATAAATTCGTCGCTTTTTGAATGGAAAAAAATTCATATCTTCCTCGATGTTTTATATTTCGATATGTTTGAAACATTTCTTTCCGAAAATTATCGATTAAAGTAGCTGGACTGATGACAATTACTTTGTGTCTTGGATATTGGTCAAGATAACTTTGACTAACGGTCACTGCAGTTAACGTTTTTCCTGTTCCCATTTTGTGAAATACTAACAGACGACGATGATTTTTCATATACTCGACCACATTTTTTTGATAGGAACGTAATTTTTTTTGACTTCTTTTAATTGCATTCTCTTCCATAGTATACTTTACTTAAAATATAAATTATTTATTTTTGAATAAAAAATCATCATTTAAAAATAGTTATTATTCATTTTCTACTAAAACAATTCAATTTCTTTCCATTATTATAAAAAATTGAATAAATGAAAAACTGGTGAATACAATCAAGCATCGATATGAAAAGAATTTTTCCTATTTATCCAAAAACATCAGGATCATACGTTTCTCAAAAAAGAATTGATAAATTAAAACAAAAAGCGATTGAAATAATATCAAAAAATGAACAATCCATTATTTTGGCATTTCGTAAATTAATATCTAGATATAGTAAACATGTAACAATTGATTTAAAATTAGATGTGGCTATTCGTAAAATAAAAAATGCTGTCGTATGTCGAGAATCTATTGGAGAATGGGGTTTCAGCGATGAGGAAAAAATTTGGATTCCAACAATTAAAATGAATGATACATTTTTATTAGGAATTTTATTACATGAAGCTTTACATTATTGTTGTAGTTTCAATGGTAAAGATATTTGTTCCAAAGATGAACACTATGTTATGCGTTTGTTGGGTGAAGAATGTGAAAAGTAAATAACTTGGAGAAAGATGAAAAATATTTATTCTTGCGTTCACCAAAACATTGTTTTTTATTTTTGTTCGAATGATATTGACGACTCAAGATTGAATTAATTTTTCCAAACAATTTAGACGCACTAAATTTTTGGCTTCTTTCATTGAAATCTTTTTTTTATTATTATACTTTACATTGACATGGTTATGCATGTTTATAATATATTTTATAAATGATTCTCTTGATTTCATACTGTTTTCTACCGGATGTAATATCAAATAATTCTGCATGTGCAGTTTACACACGTTACATGGTAACAATTGAGATAAACTTTCTAAAAAAATTTTGTATATTTTTTTATCTTTTTTCGATGGATTGTTTGGAAACGAAAAACTAATACAATGAAGAAATAACCAAGTAGAACTACCCCATACAGTGGGGCTTTTTGAAGAATTTACTGTCGATTTGAGACACTTTTTAGAAATTAAAATTTCAACATCTCTTTTCGTTACTGTTCGAAACGGTCTCTCATAACTTTTCATAACATAATTTCTCAAATCAATCACATATTGTAATAAAGGTAACGGGGATTCTTTTAACAATGATTTAGAAAAAGGATAATGTTTGAAAAATTCGAGGTAACATGATCTAATATTGGCACAAGGAAGCACGTTTGGCAAAGAAGTGAAAAAGTTTTTAAGTAAATGACAGAGTTTTTGATTCGGGTATCTTGGAAAATTATCTGCTAAACAATACAAGAAAATCCACACAGAATCATTCCAAACCTCCGGTGTTGCTGTTTCTATTAGTTTCATTTATTAATAAAAAAAAATCTGATTTAAAAAAAAATTACCTAATGAAGAAAATATGATTCTTCAATTAGATTCACTTTATCGAGATTATGAAAAATATCCATATAATAGTTGCTATCAAATTACAGTAAATGGAACTCCGCCAGATAATAACAAACAAGATGATGTGCGTAGCACATATTTAACGCAAAATTATATTGAACATGCTTTTTATTGGATTGGAAATTCATCATTTAACAATCCATTTTCAAAAGTGAAAAACGATACTTTCGTCTGCAAAATTATTCCGATCGCCAAAAATAGATGCATTTTAATACCTGATAGTGAAATCACGAAAAGAGCAATCGATACGATCCATTATTTTAACGGTTTGATTTTTTACAACAAATTTAACAATCAAAGCGCAACAATATTAAATTACGACAAGGAATTTTATTTCATTACATTGAATAAACCCATATTTACAAAGTTTTACGAACACTTAATGTTTGAAGATTGTCAACATCATTTACAAGAATTTAAAGAATATTTATTAGATGGATATATAATCAATACAAGCTATCACGAAAATACCAATATAAATCTTTTAGGTGTGACGGAAATCGAATATCAACCAAATGAAAAATTTCTTATTAACAAGGGTGTTTATAAATCAATGATTGTAGAAAACGTGACGAAAAACTGGAAATCAGAAATAGAGAACGTGCGTGGTGTTTTTCGACACGTTGTATTAAGAGAAATGCCATCCTATGATTCCAACGATTTTTTTATTGTCTACAAAAATCCAGTTAACAAACGATATGTTTCTGAACAACAATCTTTTGAAAATGGTCTTATGGAATATAAAGTCACGTCTCAAAGTAATACTATTTTACCAGGGTCTACTTTTACAGACGGGAATATTGAAATTATTGTTGATTCTATTAAAAATGATGGAACTATTCTTACAACGATTGTCCAACCCGGAGCAAATATCGAAAATGGGAAAGATTACGTTCTTCAAAACAATCAACAACAAACTATTTCAATCCTTGTGACAGAAATAGGTAATGGATTCGTCTTGACAGAATCTATACAGTTGTATTCTCCTGAATCAGTGGTCGGTATTATAAATAAACAAAGAAATTTAGTTCAATATTATACAATTCATCAAATTTTAAAAAATATTGTTTATATCAACTATGCTGTAAATGATTTGAGAGAAATAAACTCCGATTTACCTATCTATCTTTATTTTGTTCCTTTTGAAAAAATATTCCCAAACGTTGTCATTCCCATGATCCCCACACAGAATATTATATGTGTTGAAATGCAGCTTGTGTCGTTATCTTTACCTAATTTACCAATATGTGGCTATAATATCCGTCTAGCCGATATACCTTATATTTTGGTAAATTTATCCAATAGCACGGGAAAAGGACAGGGTAATCTTGGCACCATTTACAGTAATGTTCAAAGTGCAGTGAATCATAATTTCGTTTGTCCTATTGCAAATATACGCGCTCCACGAAATAATTTTGTTGTGATTAGCTGTCGTCAAAAAGCAATATTTAAATTTTCTGCTCGCGACACGCTTGATTTCAAAGTATCATTACCATCTGGTGAAAAACTTTCATTTGTGAGCAATCGATTCCAAAAAGTGTTTTCCTGTCCTCCATTGAATATACCTCTCAATCGAAACCATGTAAGAAATGAAAAAAAGGTATATCCTTACATTTTAAATTTCGGAATTACAGCTGTTTTCGAAATGAAAATTCTTTAAAAATGAAACAGATATTACTTTAACATAATCCTCTGGTAGTTCGTTTGTTTCCTTCTTTATCACTTTTGGAAATAGAACATGTGGAATTTTTAAAAAATTCTTCAATAAAATCACGAAGAGATTTTCTGAGGTTGGAATTTTCAAAAGGTGGTTGATACCAAACAGATATATTACTTGATTGATAAGAACCATTTACTTTATCACTCCCGTAAGAACCATTCGGAATTTCATAAAAATTATTATAAAAATTATTAGGAAATAAATTTTCTGGAAATGTAGTGGTTTTTGGAAAAGCATAACCCATTCCCCAACCGTGTCCACCGTATGAGAAAGTTTGTTTTACATTTGGAATATTTTTTTCGTTTAACCATTTTATAAAAAGATTTGGAATTGTATTTTGAATAAGTGGGTCAGAAAGTGTATGCACTAAATATGTTGGCACATAATTATCTTTAATTAGAGAATAATTTGCGGTAAATCCGACTGGATCAGATATACCGTCACTAAATAATTTATTAGAAAATAATAATGTAAGTGCAGTAATAGCATCAGGATAAAAAGTAATGAGGAACCTGGTAAATAATCCAGATTGAGAAAAAAGGGACGTTTCCTGTGGTATAGTTTGGTCAGTCACAGGGTAATGTAATATTTGGCATTGCACAGGAGAAGATATATTTTGGAATTCGTATTTATCTTTTGTATAATTGTGTATTAAATTTTGAAAGGCAGGTGAAATAGAGTTCGGATATTGAGAACTTGTATCAACAATGGAAAGTATATCTTTGACCAAGTTTTGATTATACAAATAAATACTCAGAAAACTACTTATTAAAAATCCGCCTGCTGAAAACCCATGCATGGTAATACAAGTTTTAGATGACTTTTTTACTAGTTGTAATGTATGATACAAATCATAAAATGGTAGAAAGAAGGTTGCATTCATATTAAAAACATCATATGGATTTGTGCTAAATTCAAGTAAATTATTTTTGAAAAGAATTGTTCTATAAATTAGCACGAAAATAGACACATCTTTTTTTTCTTTCCAAAATTTAATTGCCTCGGTTGCCTCCGGATCATAACTAATATACGTATAACCGCCACCAGGAACCACAATAACTGCTTTATTGGATGGTATTTCCGATTCATAATATTCAACATAAGGAACATTTATTTGATAAATCGATTTTAAATTATTAAATTCGTAGTAATTATTTAAATTTTGAGTTGTCAATGTGATTATAGATAAATCTTTGTGAATTTTATTTCCAGGAATATTTTCCTTATTATAGAGTTCTACTTTTTTCATATTTATTATTTAAAGATATCGTTTTCTTGTCCTTTCCAAAGTAGATTTTTTCATCAAAACTAAATTAATTTAAACATTAAACCAAATTAATAAAATGCGAAGAACAAATATTATTCACCCTACTGGCACTTTACCTCAAAATCTTTTTCAAAATAATATTGAACCAAATCTTTTATTGACTTCCGA